ACGAAGCCTACTCATAAGCCTTTCAGCCTTCTCAGCTTCCATATCACCCGTTCCATCCTTGATAAGTGATGCAAGAGCATATCGTAGTGCATCCATTGAATTATGGAGAATAACCCCATTGGCTAATAGGCAGTGTGTGTTTTCTACTTCAAGATTATAAGTTACAGCACGGAATCCTCTGGTAATCCTTTCAATCGTCTTCGTCGAGCCTTCATCTTGCAGTTCTGGTTGCAAAATCTCGCTGACATAGCGTAGTGTTTTGTAAGATAACTCTGATGGCAAAACGAGCATTCTTTCAATAAGGGTTTTCGGAGCTTGTATAATTTCTTCCCATGTAACTTGTGCCACGCTATCCCCTCTTTTGACCCATGCCATTTCTTTGTAAGCGGTCTTATCGTCTCTATCCACAATCTCTGTTTTTCTCTCCTCTCTGGTGTCATGTGGTCGCTCAAATGAACAGACTTGTGTTTCAATTCTAAGTTGTCGACTATGTTGTTTTCGGGATTGTGGTCTATGTGGTGTGTGTGATAATCCTTTGGTATCTTCCCCCGTTCCGTATGCCAAACATAACGATGGAGAAACCACCTCTCGCCATTGGTATAGCCTTTGTAGTATCTTTCCTTTGCAGATTTGTAAAATTTTACTCCATTGTAAATATATGTTTTGTTCATGCATAACTGATTGTATCATATCCGATGGACAAAGCAAGCAAGCCTCCTTCCATTCTCCTGTGGGTAATAAGGCTAGGTGGTCGGGAGTCACAGTTACTTCATTGCCATCAGTAAAAGTAAGAGTCACAACTTCTGCGTCCTTCCTTGTTTGTCTTACTTCTTGAAATCTCTCTATCTTGCCTTCTCTTGTATACAAATAACCACTTTTACCAACAAGAGAATCAATTCTTTTTTTGCCCTTAGTTGTATATACAAGTGTTTCCCCCGCAAAGCAGTGGTCAAAGCCTGCCTCTGGCTCATTGATTATCCTCTCATTCTTGTCAGTAGTCCAAAAGAAGTTGTTGTATTCCCTAATGATGTTCTGAGACCTTTGAGTGAGAGATACTTTCTGTGCTTGAATTGCTGTAATGCCATGCACAATACTATCACTCCCTTTCACTGCACCTACAACACTAATTCCATAACTTGCTATCTCATCAATACTCTTAGGCTCTGCACTGTCGGCCACAACAAGAGCTGTGTCGTGGTTCTTTAAGATGTCTCCTATTTGTTTATTGCTTAGTCCCTTCTGATAGGTTATCTCATCTAAGATGTAACCTCCGTTGTAGTAGTAAACAGCAACAATAGATGTTGGGTCATTTGAATATCCAAAGTCTAGTCCATAGCGTTCTAGCCTTGCTTCGTGAGGTATTGATTCAATGATAGCCCAGTTTCTGTATATCTTTCTTTCAAGACTATTTGGCTCTCCTAGCCACTTATGTTTATACAGTGCAGGTCGCTTCTCCCTATCATCCTCCATTTCAAGACGAATAATCTCAGGCATCATCTTGTACTTCATTGCAATATCGTAGTTCACATTGATAACAAGTGTGTTTGGTCTACCTTCTAGCACAAGTCTTTGGTGTACAGGGTCATCTTCAAGGAGTCTGTTGTATGTATATATAATCCGTGAGCCTTCCTTTCGTACTGTAGGTGTAAGGACATCAATGCTTAGCTTAGATACTGATTGTGCTTCTTCTACCCATGCTATATCAATACCCTCGATAGACTTGATAGATTGCTCGTTGCGGTGCATTCCTTTGAATAGGAAGTCAGAGCCATTGAGCTTATTTATGATTGAATTGTTTGTTATCTCAAACTCTTTTAGTTCGTAAAGGTTTATAAGGTCTGCAAGGAGTTGGTGTGAACTGTCAGCAATAGAGCTTTGAAACTCTCGGAAGCACGCTATTCGTGTCTTCTGTAAACGAGCCTGTATCAATAAGTATCTTGCTACTGTGTGAGACTTTAAAGAGAACCTTCCTCCATAGACAGCAGCTTCACGCCAGTCAGTATCAAACAAGCGTTTATACTCTATGGGTATCTCTACTACTTTTAGGTTATCCTTCAATGAACTTAACTAGGATTGGTAATGGTGTTGTTATCTCTAGGGTGGTTGATGTGTCTTGCTGTGCTTTACCCTCTGCAAACTCAATCATATCCTTACCGCTTACCTTGTGGTCTGAGAGGAAAAGTTCTTTATCATCGTCTGACATTTCCATAAACTTCTTACTTAGAAATTGCTTCATTGTTCCCTTTGGTCTACCTGAAGGATTACCCGATTGGCCTGGTTTAAATTGATAAGGCTTAAGATGTGTTACATCAACTGTATTATTACTGATAGCAGTATCTTCNATANCCATATTATACAATAAACTTCATGTGATTCAAAGTAATCTCATCTAGCTCATAGTACTTAGTAAAGTCTATTANTAGTTCTTCTCCTTCCTTTATATCCCTTAGTGTTACCTTAGAGTCAAAGTTNGGTTTCTCTGAGTNGTTACAGAAAGACGTAAGTGTGTAGTTACTATTAGGACTATGAAAGCTAAACAGTTNGATTCCCTTTGGGTACACCATTCTATCTAGTATAAGTGTAAGTATCTCTGGTCTTAGTTCCTTTAGTTCATCTCTGGTTAGTGAGTACACCNTCTGCGTGCCTATGTTGTGAGCTGTGTATTCAGTAATTTCAGTTCCCTTGGGTATGTCTCTGATAGCAAAGACTCCTACGCCCTCTATAGGTGAGGGTCTGAGTGTTGCGAATACAGTATTATTTAAATAGTCTATATCACTTTTGTGCATCGTGTTCTCGTTTTAGTATCTCTCTGTCTATCTCATCTCTTTGCTCTTTTGTTGTGAAGTAAGTTCCCTTCCATTTTATCATATATTCATTCTCCAACTTCATTCTTTTCATACCGTGGATTTCTTCAAAGACGTTAGTGTGTACGGGTAAGTCTGGTGTGAACTCTGTGTACTTGAATCCGTCTAACCATCTAACCTCTAGGTATATTGCAAGCAGTTTATCGTGGACTATAGGTAAGTTAGGAAGTTCTTTTGTTACAAACTTTCCCATGTAGTGGAAGTTCCCTTTGGTAAATACAACATTCCCTTCTATTGCAAATACTTTATCAAACATTGTTATGTCCTTGATAAGAGTTGTGTCCATTATGTGTACAAATTCATCAAAGTTTTCTTTACCTCGTTGGAGTACTGCCAATTCCCAACCATTCCATTCGTTCACTATAAGGTTATCAATAGGAAAATCTGGGGTGTAGTTATCATTTGATACTACCAGTACCTTATACGGAGTTCCTTTGAGTGAGTCTAAGCAGGGTTTTAAATAATCCTTTGTGAATGCTGATGTNCCAACGACGACTCCTTTCATATAGTTTTTATCTTATCTGGTAATCCTGGAGTCTTAACAAACGTATGTCCATTCATTACTTCCTCTACTCCCACATAGTCTTTTCTTACTGCAAATACATCACCGTGAGTAGTGTTTACTCTACTAACGAACACGTTGTGGGTGTCTTTTAGAGCGTCTTTGATTACATCTATCTCCAAATCTCCGTGCCATTCGCCACGAAAGTGTTTGACTAGGTGCATATATGGCTTAAAAGCCGTGAGTATCTGCCCCTCCATTCCTTCTGTATCTACCTTGAGGAGGTCGATTTTGGGGAAGTTATGCTTGTCTACAATGTCTTTGAGCGTTGAGGCTGGTACTGTTATCTCGTGGTCTAGCTTTGAACCCATAGGCTCGAACAAATCCCATCTAAAGTTTCCTGAAACGTGTCCATTCCCTGCCCATTTACATACATTGAATGTCACTTGTTTTCTATCATCTCCGATTATGGCTTCTTCTATGTAGGTAAGTTCATTGTCTGTGTTTAGCTTAGTGTACTTCATGCACTCTGGGTTAGGCTCACACGTCAGTATCTTAGCGTGAGGGAATATGTTGTGTGCGTGCATTGAGAACATACCGACATTCGCACCGAGGTCTACAATGTATTCTATGTCCTTGTCAGAGTCAGCAAGTTCTTGGAGTCTATACTCATCATGTTCTACTACTGCAACGTAATGTCCTTCGACGCACTCACGCAGCTCTGGTGAAAAATGGAGTTTATTGGAATGAATCATAACATTCTTGTATTAACTTTCTCTCACAACCTTGAAACATGTTTTTTGAAATATATTCCATTACTTCTTTCGGCACAGTAGTTTCTCCATCCTCTAAACCAAGAATTGTGATATAGGGCATATATCCTTCTAACACCCCTTCTTGATACATTTTAATGTGTCTATCTGCCCAGGTTTTTCCCCAGATTAGTGCGTGAAAGTATGTTTTACCTTTTTCATTATGCTGATTGTAAGATGCTTCTTCTTTATGCAACCCTCTTTCACTCCACTCAAAAAACTTAACGATGTCAGAATCATTTTCCTTATCCCAATGTGTTTCTGTAGTAATATAATACTTCCACACAACTAATTCTTTTTGTTGATTTTTAGTTAGTTTCACTGAATAGAATCGTAATATTTAAGGTGTATATCGCCCTGTGCCGTAAGCATTTGTCGCTGGGTATGATAAGAGTAATGTGCACCATCAAAGCATCTCCAACAAAGAAGTTAGGCTTTTCTAATGCCTCTGGTATCTCCCAAGAGATTTGAGTTTCTTCTATGTACCCAAGTCTTATTTTTTGTTTTCCCCACCAACACACAGAGCATATAGAGAATCGTTCGTAGTTAGTTAGGCTTCTACTTGAAAGGTGGTAGTCGCTTAGTGTTCCTGCCTCGTAGTTTTTTCTAAAGGTGTTGTGTATGTGGTTTATAAGTCTATTGTCGGTGTAGTTAAATTCGTGTAGGTATGAGTAGTTCGGGTCTGTCTTGTCATACTTCCTCACCACACCAGCTTCCTCACTGAGTACACCCTTCTCTTGATGCCACGCTGTGCAAGTAGTGGAGTTAATTATGTTTGGGTAAATTATGAAAGCGTCTGGGTTGTCTATCCTAGCCTGACAAATCTTTTCTATAGCATCATCTGCCATCCAAATAATATCATCATCAAATCGTATGTAAATTGTGTCGTCATCTTGAGCGTTTGCAAAGAACTTGTGTGTCTTTAATGGGTTAAATGTCTCATACAAACCACTTACCCCGTCTTCGGTTGAATCTATTGCGTCTCCTATCCTGTAAATCTTTACCTTTGGATTCTCCGCTTCCATACTAAGGAGATATGCAGTGTCTCCTGCGTCTATGGTGTTGTACCAGAGTTGGATTCCGTCTAATAGTCCGCTTTCTAGGTGGCGGTAAAGAGTCTTCTTGAATACTTCTAGGTATTTTTTGCGACCTGCTGGAATGCACACAACAATTTTATACTCCTGTCCTTTATATTTTATCATTTTGTTAGTTCATACC